TCTCCTAATTGCGCACCTGCAACTGTAGCAGTTTGTGTAAGTGCAATTCGTAGATTTACTCCGGGATCTTCTGGTAATCCAGCATCTTCCCATACGTAATTGTCGATAGCGTTGATATTTCTTGCTTCAAATGCAACCTCTACACCAGTAGTGTTAGCTGCTTGAAGAGTTGTAATCGCAGAAGCATAAGCATCTTCGTCAATCAACCCATCTGCTGCATAAGATGTAGCATTTGAATCAGTAAACTTAGTAGCTCCGTTGTAGATACCTACGTTTGGTGCTGTGTCTGTTCCTGAGTCAAGATCATCATTAAACAACTTAATGGATATGATTTTAGCATTTGATGGAACTTCAGCGACATAAACAATGTCACCATCTGCATCAAAGTCTGCTGCTGCAACTGATACGGTGTCAGCAAAGACACGTGATTTTGCATTGATAATACTTCTCTCTAAGCGTAAGCGTGGAGTTGCATCCATCAATGTAAGAGTAGCTGATTTTGTAGTAGCCATATTATTTTACCTCCTAATTATTATGATGGATCACATTTAATCTCAACGATCTTTTCTTCCCACATACGGACTGCACCAGCAGACATTTCGGCAAGAACTTGATAGTTGTAGAATTTGTGAGGAATTTGCTCAACCTTGGCTGAAATGTCAGAGGCTACAGCCATCTTAATTGCAGACTTAGGCATAACAATAACACGATCATAGCTAGAACCATCTTGACGAACTAGCTCTGTGCGACAGAACTCCATGCCAAGGAAAGTGTTTAGCTGACCACCAACTAGAGCTTTAACAGTGTTATAGTCACTAGAAGTCATCTCAGTAGTTTGCAATAAGCTATTTTTAGCTTTAGCATTTAAGATACATACTAGTGGCTCACCTTCCATGATAGCTTCATTAGATTCAAGAATCCGTAGAGCTTCACGAAGTTTAGCAATAGTTAAGTGAGAGTTAGCAGCAGTTCCAGACTCAACATAGTTAACAGCAATAGTTTGATTTGTTCCGGCAGTAGCCCAAGTAATTGCTGATGAACCAGTTTTTCCGCTATAAGCAGTTCCTAAAGCAGCATCAAGGATGATCTCATCCATTTTGCGACCTAAAGCATATACTGCTGTGCGAACATATTCACTAGTTGGGTCAATTAACATACGAAGCTTATCTTCCTTGTCGATCATATCGGCATGGTAGAAATCTTCAAATGTTACACGTCTACGAGAATGTGGTGTATCGCTATATGATACATCGCCATGACGTGCGCCTTTTAATTTAGCTGCAACAGTTCCAATGCGGTCAAAGTATTTATATTCAGCACCCATTGGATCTTCGGTTACGTATTTACGTAAACGTGATCCCATTTGCTGGAATTGTAACTCGACATTCGCAGAATACTGTTGAGCGAACGAAGTTGTAACTTGATTACTCATTTTTATATATCCTGATTAAATTATATTTACTGGTTTGTAGCTTGCTATCCTCCGTTTGCCGAAGAATGCTACCCCAATGACAGGACAATCTTGAGTTGGCTCACATATATAGTGAGGACAAGTCTAATTGAGAATAAAATGAGATTGAGAATGAATGTCAAATAAAAAAGGGGCGTTTAGCCCCTCTCTATTAATATGCTGCTTGATGCAATTTACTCCATCTCTCTAATGCTGCCTTATGTCCGGGATGTCCAGCATCCAATAAAGCACCTTGGAAATTTCCATCTAATTTCAACTGGTCAATCTCTGATCTAGCTACAATATCGCTAGTCATTGTATTAGATTGCAGATTAGATTTAAATTCTGTATCATCCATCATCTTATTACCCATCTTGCTCATAATGTCTAAGAAATCTGGATCATTTCCGAATTTTTCATTGAGTCTATCAAATGCATCTGCATCTGCTGTTTCTCTTAATGCTGTGGCAGCTAGACGTTGATTCATCTCAAAGTTATCACCCCACCGCTTTGCAAGTTCTTCTTTAGCAGCAGCTTCATTGGTTTCAAATTTCTGATTAATTTGATCTGCCATATTTAGCTCTCTTTGAGCCAAGGTCTGCATAATATCTGATGCCTGTTTCTGAGAAATCCCTGATTTATGGAATGATTCAAATAGCGTCTTTTGGTCATTTTCTGAAAACTGGAATCCATCAACTGATGGTGCTTGGTATCCTTCAATTGTTTCTGGTCTGCCTGTTTTATTATAGAACTCATTCCAATTCTGCTCATTCCAATTCTCTTGTGGTAATTCAACCTTTGGTTTACCCATAACCTTTTCAAGATTAACAACTTGCTTTGCTAAGTCATTGACTGACTTTGCGTTAGCAACGGTTTGGGATGACATATATTCTTGTTGAATTTCACTTCTGAAGTCTGTTATTGGTGGTGCAGATTCTAAGATAGTCTTAGATGACTCTGCTGCCACTGGTGCTTCAGGCGTTGATTCCGATACTGGTGTTGGTGCTTCTTCCATTTTCCTTACCTATTCTGGTTTTTAGATTATTTCTTTTGTTCTCATAGAAACGCTCAATCTCCATCTCGGACATTTTAGCAATCTCTTTGATCTTCAAAACTATTTGTCTATTTCCTTCGTTTATAGATGTCCCATGTGGATCACCATGAACGTAGGTTGATTTATTCCAGAAGCCAATCCTCTCCAAGAAACGCATAGCAGCTTTACTGTTACGTCCCTTGAAGAGTGATCTAATTGCTTTGGATTCTTCTTCTAACTGGTTATATTCTTCTAGCTTTTCTTCTAACGTCATACTGGTGTGTTGGCTGAAATCTGTCTAGCCTGAGCCATATCCTTTACGGCTCTTGCTTCTAGTGGAGCATTATCTACTCCCTGTTGTCTAGCCTCCATCTCTGCTTTGTCTTGTCGGATCTTATTAATTTCATCAGGTGTTCTAGTAACATCCACTGGAACATCCATCCATACCGCTTGAGATTGGGCTATAACATCTACATCAATTGCATCTAAGACTTCTGGACTCATTTGAGCTAATAGTCCTAGTGATTCAATGTATCTTTGGGTAGTTAGAGCTTTTGCCCCTTGTTGAGCTTTAGCTGCTGGTGACGTATATTTAACTTCAAGGTCTAAGCCCTGTAACTCTTCAGGAGGTTCTGGAATACGACCATTTTTCGCCATTAACTCGAAAGTTCTATCTAGGATAGGACCATATAACTCGACTTGTAAACGAGCCAACATTGGACTCATCATAGCCAGCATCTCATTTCGATCATCGCTAATCTCATATGCTGTTTGTCTTTCATTCTTTCGTTGACGCATAAGCTTATCAACATGGAATGCTTTCATTATTTGATCTCTATATCGGTCTAGTATATCAATACCAATATCTAACCTAGCTCCACTATTGACCGGAGTAATAGGTGCTGACCCCGGTTCTTTCCAAATGATCGACCCTGCACCAGTAGCTACGTCACCGATAACAGAGTCGTCCTCAATCTCAACTGAGGGATTGACTACTTGTTCTGCCTTTTGAATCATGGTCATAGCCATTTTATTGACCATACGGACATCATGAAGGGCTGTGCGTCCGGGTGAACGACCATATACTTCACCTGCTAGTTTTGTCCAACGTGGCACATGATATGGAAAATCATCAAATCCACCTTGATCTAATAGACCTCCATTAGGAGTGACTCCATCATCTAGCTCGGTGCAAAACCAGTAGCTTACAAAATTCTTATTTGTCTTATGCTTTTTTCCAAATTTGTCCTTAGATGGGAATACCGCATGAACAATCTTTAATTTATCATGTGGTCTGCGGAGTTTCATTTTCTCCATCTTCTGCGCTTCTGGAAACTGTTGAATAACCTGCCTAGCAGTCATTTCAAATTTACGATAAATCGTATCTACGTGACCCAAATAATTCTCTCTAATATAACATTGAGCTAACGGTAAAGCTCTGAAGATTATATTATTCTGTTTTTGGTCATACTCACTGTAAACAATAGCAGTTCCTAGCGCACCCAAGTCAAGATACGCTTCATGCATTGCTTGATTGAATCCAACAGTAGGTTTCGAAAACTCACGATATACAATATCACTAACACCTTCAAGCCATCCACGAATTGATTCTTCTTTTAAAAGTTCTTCATCATCAATAGATAATGTAAACCATCTATCTGTTGGTGATGTATTATATGTGTGCAATCCAGCAGCGAATTGCTCTAATGCCCATAATGCTGTTCCATCATAGATTTCATAATGACGACTTTCGCCACGAACCAACTCTCTAAGAAAGTCACTAGTCCCCGGTCTAATAAAACGGACTACATCTTGAAGGTCTTGATCCCATAAACCACGATCACCCTCAAGAGTGCCAAGGTCAGTCTTTAAAAATTCTATGATTCTATCCATCTTAGTAACCTGATCCTAATTTACTTTTTTTAGGTTTCGTATCTTCATCCTTTTTGGTGAGCATCGTTCTTTCTGTAGAAGCCTTTCTAGCTCTAGTAGGTGCTGATCTTTTCTTACCTGTTGATAGCAAAGTAGATGCGTAACCTTGATTTTGCGCTGCTGCTCTTACATTACTTGGACCTTCAGTTACAGCAGATGGTTGCTCTGCTTTCATTGGAGTCTGTTTAAATGTAGGCTTTGGTTGCTCCGGTTTTTTGTATCCGGCAGAAAATGCCTGTAGTGCTTTGGCTATCTTGAAATCATCTTGAACTACATCTGCACCACCACCAGAACCTTCTTGCAATCTTTTCTCTAAATCACCATATGGATCTTGGGCTTTACTTAAATAGCTTTGAAAATCAGAAAACGATTTCGCACCAACTTTAGACATCGCATAATCTGCTTCCGCCCATAAATCGACTCTAGCTCTATCCGGTGCAGATAGGTCTGCATATTTTATTTTCCTATCTCCCCCGAAAGTTTCTTGACCAGTTCTTATTCTAGTCCCGTATCCTGAATGGTATATCTCTGGCATAATATTCTCAATCTAGTCTCAATAACTCATTTGTCAAGTCTTTGGGACTCAACTGAGTCTCAATAGTCAAGCAAAAAAATCATCTATATAGATAATCATTTACATTTTTAACTACCCGTTGTCTTTTCTTTTCGGTTTCCTTGTCTCGGTATCTTCTTACACTTTGACACATATATCTAAACGCATCTGCACTATCACTAGCCCAATCGTGAACATCATGGTCAATATAAGTTCCAGCCATATCATCCCACTTTCTGTGATAAGCTCTCAGGCAATCTAAGCCATGCTCACACTTCTTTTTGTCAAAGTAGCACCGATATAAAGTAGCCCTAACATTCTCTATGCCCTCATCTTTGGATATTTTAGGCAATGGTGTAAATCTAATACCCAAATCACTAGCCATTTTAAGACGACTCTTACCTCCACCTAACTCTCTCACATTAATATCATGCGGTGCGTAATGTCTGGCATATACGTAATTCTTCTCTTTTACTACCTTAATATAATGCGATAAGTCCTTATTATTGTTCTCGTAATGGTCAATAACTCGGATCTGACTACCGTATTGTTGATAAAACCATATTGCAGTATTGTCATTTACACCCAAATCCCATGCAGTATTTACCTCTAAGTTGCTTTCCCAAGGAACTTCTGTGATCTGTCCATCTGCCTCAATCTTGTTTAACACCTCAGAATAATAACTACCCTCAATCGGTGCATCACTATCACAGTAATACTCTGACTGAATCTTCTCTTCAGTCATCCCATTAAGTCTCTCTCTTCTCAATAACTCGTCAATATCCCATCCAGTATCTCCCTTAGTATCCTCAATAGTTAGCTTCTGAGTGAAATATCCATTCTTAATGCCCTCACCCTGCCATGTGTCAAATAACTTAATCGCATGGTTCTTACCACGTGGTGTAAAGATCATACAACACCAACCACCATTCTCGTTTAACATAGGACTGAGATATTGCCATGTAGATGCTCCCATTAAAGGGAACTCAGACAACACCACCCCAACAGGACCAGCACCAACCAAAGAATCACTATCTGCGCCAACCAAACGATATGTAGCACCGTTTTTGAATTTAATAATCTTTTGTGTCTCATAAACATGATCTATTAACTCAGGTGGAAAATGATCTATGTATTTGCGACCCTCCCTAGTCTGACCCTCCCATATGCCCTTAATCGCTTGCTCACGACTAGGAAATATATGCCAGTATACACCCGGTCTTTCAACTATCTTAGCACAGATTAAATTGATACAGAATAAATCCTTACCCGCCCTTCGATGCCACTGAAACATACCATACCTGCCACCATTCATAAAATAATCCCATGCAGGTAATTGATACCTTCTCGGTATCCAATTATACGGAATCTCAATGTTCGCCATTATATTACCTCAATTTCAATTTCTAGTTCATTGCCAATATCAACAGCAAACTGCTTTCGCTCTTTCGTATCCCTGTATGGTTTATCTCTCCTATTGGTCAATTGGTCAATTTGATTATACTTTCTATACTTACTTCTCCAAGGTTCTGCATAATATTCATCTCCAACACCAACAACTATAGCAGAATCAAATCCCATAGTCTTTGCTAAAGATATTGCGCTACTTATCGTAACTCTACCCTTATTGTATAAAGTATTTTCTATTAAAGGAAGCATTATTCTAGGTTGATATAAATGCATACCCGGCAATGCCCAATTAGATATAGGTGCTAAAACCGGGATTCTTTTGTGTAATTCACTTTTCAATAACCATATTTTATTCGCTGCATCTGGTCCACATATCCCAATGTCTACCCTATAAATTACACCAACATCATTTATCCCAATTCGAAACCTATTATCAAATTCATAATTATTAATACTTTCTCCCTTTCCAAGTATATAGCAACTTCCAGATTTCGTATTTCTAAACTGCTCAATCATACTCTTCCTCTTCTAATAAATCCATCTCTTCAGCCCAATCCTCATATGCCATTATTATATCCTCTTGAACATCAGGTGGCACTTGCCAAGGAAATCCCCACAAATCACATATCATGGTCTGCCATGCAAATAACTCATAGTCCAAGGTCCTTCCGGTATCACCATGTAGTATCTAGGACTGCCAACAGAATACGTCACATCATCCAAATACTTATACCACTTGCCACTCTTCAACTTTAACATACATACCTCACCATCCACATACGCAACATATTTACCATTGCGCTTCGGATCTCCATGTATCTTAACGTCCTTCCAGTGAGTTAACGACTTCTCATTAACCTTATTCTCTATCTTCGGTAACTCCGCTATACTCATCTGTATATTTCCTTTAACTTATTGCTCATTGCAGAGGTCATCCTATCCAACCCGTATCTTCTACAAATTTATTCCAACAATCTATCCTAGCCTGTAGCAATCTTGACCTACAATCCTCCAACTCACCCTGCAATTCAAAGAACCTATTCCTCAATTCCTCGGTGCTATTACTCTCAATTATTCCATACTCCACCGGAACATTAACTTCAAAACTATCTCCCGTTACCGGATCTTTAAAACTTCTTCTCATCCCTTGTCCTTTCATCCCTCAGTAACCTCCGGCACTTCCCGCCATTCTTCACTACCATCCATATATACCCACTTCTGCATCAATACCTTTATTATAGTCTGAATATTAAATTCCTCACTTACTACAACCTTCTCTTCCCAACGCAAATACGCTGTTGGCTTCCAACTGCTCTCCATGCCACTCATACATCTATTACCTCTCCGTTCTCATCTTGTTTAAACTTCTTAGTCACTATGTTAAATGTGTAATCATGTGTTTCCTTCTTCTCAACACTCTTCTTCTTAGCATATGCCTTCTCTACCAACTTATCCAAAAATGTTAACCTCGTCTTGTCATCTATACTGCCATCACCTCCATCACGACTATACAAAATCTCTACCATCTCCTTTAAAGGATCTATACCCAAACTCTTTAAGTCCGTTACCAAATCCTCCATGTGCTCCTTCTCAGTCTTACGACCACGCTCAGGTATTATCTCATTCCTACTCTCAGCTACTACACTAGGAGGTATCTCAACTCGATCAGGTAATATCTTACTCTTAACCTTCTTCTTGCTAGACTTACGCACAGGCTTCTTCTTCTCTAAGCCAGCTAAACGAATTAACTCTTCTTGAGGTATGCTCATAACTAAACGGTATCTCATAAAGTAGGTTATTGAGATTGAATGTCAAGAAACATTGTATTTCTCAATCTTCCATCCCTCCTTATTTACACGACCACTGTAATATACAATGTGATTTATACTCTTACCCAAAAATGCAGCAGCTTGCTTTAATGATCCTAACCGATATTCCTTTCCATCTTTAGGATCTGTCAACTTAACCTCAACTAAATTCACCTTCGGAGCATCTACCTTATACTTCTTCCTTATCCTACATACCGTAGAATTGGACACACCAAACTTAGACATAAATTCTTTGGCTGTATATTTCCCATATGCCAAATCCTTTTCATCCTCTATCACTATCTTCCTCTTCCAATCTTTACCAAGATTATTATATTTCTTTCTAGTCAAATGACTCCAATTCCTTCCTGTTTTTATCCCAGATACAGTCCCCTCAGATACTCCAAACTTCTTTGCAATTGATCTATAACTATCAGTGGCATTGAATATATCCAACACATCCTTATCGGTCAATTTAGAAGAAGGACTCTCTTCTCCCTTATAAGTCCACATCCTATGCTTACTATGATCGTGGTTTTCTCGCCTAGTCACCCACTCCAAATTACTTACATGGTTATTACTCCTGTCGTAATCTATATGATTAACCTCTATCCTGTCAGGATTGTCACATTCTATGAAACACATAGCCACTAAACGATGAACTCTATACTTCTTGCCATATCCAGAAGCATCTAACATCGTAACTGATAAGTAACCCTCTGGTATCTTAGTTTGCTTCAACTCCTTTGACCCCTTAAACACACGACCACAGTCACTCACTTGATATTTAGGGTTTAATGGAAATACTCTCTTATTCATAATAGTAAAGTAAAATAAGCATTTCGTGAGTGTCAAGACGCATACAACCTTTTTCCAAAATAGACATCGGGTACGTTTAAGTCGGGTTGACTAAAGTCAAAATCAGGATTCCCCCCTGCCACCCCTCTCTTGGCGAATCTCAAGGCAATCTCAATAAAAATCGTGAAAGATAGTTGCAATTGGACATAATGGGTAAAGTGCGAAGTCATTATCTTACAATTACTTACATGATTAAGGCACAATAAAAGCCACATCATTACTAATGTAGCTTGAGTGTGTGGACATAAGTCAAGAGTCCTTATCTCTTTAAACACACGTTATTAATACTGTTTACCTACCTTTATTACTAATTAATAGGATCAACTCTAATTAAGTTCTCTTTTTTAAGTTTACCCAATGCACGTTGGAATGATTGTTTACATGTTGTTGGATACTGGTCTAAGAACTGTATTCTTAGGTCGTTGTATGGTATGTTCTTATTAACTCTAACAATCTCATACATGGTAGCCATGGCGGGTTTATTGGCTAGCTGGTGTTTTACTGGGTATTGATTAACTGTTACAATCTTATCTTGATGTTTGTTAATCTTAGCTTTTATTCCTAGTGCTCTGAGGATAACAGCTTTTTGTGGATCTGTTAATTGTTCTACGTTTTCAGGATAAGCGAACCATGTTGCGATTTGCACAGGAGATGCTTTAATATGTGGTCTAACAGCCATAAGTTGCAAAATGGATTAATTAATTAAAAGATCAGTTAGTGGTTTTG